ACCTCAAGCTGGCTCCTTTGGCGGAAATCAAACAGCTGAAGCTTGACACGACATCCTCGCCTGGTGAGTCTAAAAACACGGACTCAGCCCGGGCGCAGATGGAGGCGTTTGTCGAGCAGTATCAGCGCAAGATCAAAATTGCCAAGAACAAGGCCCTTGGCCTACGGGCCAATACCCTTGGAGCGCCCACATTGGAGGCACCAACCCTGACCAGGAACACTCTGGGTAAGAAGACTTTTGCTAAAGGTGGTGAAGTAAAAAAGCCTGAGGCCGAAGTGGCTGAGCCCAGCATCTTCGGCGTGAGTGACTATGCCACCAAGGCGTCGGCCCGCATGTTCCCTGACCAGCTTGGCCAAGACGATCAGCGGGACGCGGCCCGGCATATGTTGGCCGCTGGCAGTGTGGCGCGCAAGTATGGTCCCAAGGCGGCAGAGTTGCTGGGCAAGGCCCACGAGTACACCAGCAACCCGCAAACCTTCTTTTCGGCACTGGGCATTGGCAAGCCGCGTGACGACCTGCCCTACGATGTTCACAACAACCGCATCGGTGCGGAACTTGCAGCGCGGTCCACGAGCCAGGCTGAGTTGGAAAAGCTGGTGCAGGCCATGGCGCTGCAGGCTCAGACCAAGCAAACCAAGGACAAACCCTACATCATGAGCCGTGAGCAGCTGGACGCGCGCAAGGCCAAGGCCGAAAAGGGCCCGGCCCAGCGTCCCGAGTACCGCGCCGAGGGCAGCCCTGAAGAGGGAGAGGTCTCGCAAGCAGAGCTTGACGCCGCAAGCAGGCCTGCTTTTGTCACGCCCAAGTCTGGCAAAGGTCGCAAGAGCTCGACCAAGGCAGGGGACCTGGAAGCTGCTGCATTGCAGGGCATCTCTGAAACACCGTACAACCTCTTGGGTGCACCGGTGGACTTGGCCACCATGGCCATGCGTCCGTTTGGCTACAACGTGGAAGCGCCCATGCTGGGCTCGGAGGATTTGAAGCGCCGTGCCACCAAGGCCGGCATCCGCCAAGAGCCGCCCAAGGAAGGCACAGCCGCGCGGGCCTTGTTCAACATCGCTGAGATCGGCTCAAGCGCCGTGAACCCTGCAGCGCCTGTGCGCGCAGGCATGAAGGCAGCCAAGGCCGTGGGCGACAAGGCTGCTGACGTGGGCAAGGATTTCTTGGAGTACAACCGCCAGATTTCTGTCCCTGGCGCGTCGTATGCGGTGCGCCCCACCGGCAGCACCATGCTCACGGGCACTGTGGGCTTGAACAAAAACGTCAGCGAAGTAGATCAATTGTTGCAAGGCGGCATAACTGAGGCCAAATACGTCACAGAAAGAAACGATGAGAAACGCGGCCTCATCGAAGATTTTTGGAACAAAAAGGCGCGCAACTACTTTGAACGGCAGTACGGCACGCCAGACGACCCGATTTTGGAAGGCATCAAAACAAAGAAGCTCAAGGGAACGGCGTTGTCAGACCTGAGAACAGGCTTTCCGAGGAGCCTTATAGATTCCTTGGCCGTAGGCAAGACAAGGACCAAAGAAGGGGCACGCCCAGCTGCGGATTTTGTTGGCCCAGGGCCCGCTGAATCGCGCTTCTTTCCAGAATATCCGGAATCATACGAAGACGTCTCGCGGCGCTATGACGAGGCTACGGGCCTCCGGGGCAACCTGATCACCACCAACCCTGCCGCTGCTGAGACCGCCTACAGCTCCATCAGCTCGGAAGGCCGGGCCATGGGCCGTGCAGCGGCAGAGATAGAAGCGGACAAGATGATGGCCCAGGGCATGCGACCAGAGCTGATTAACACCGAAATAGGGATTACGACCCGTGGAGTTAAGGACCCGGACCGCATTGTGAGCGAGAACAGCGCGCGTTCGGCAAAGGATTTGTATCAGGCGTTTGAAGAGGCATCTGCCTACAAGAAGATGACACCCGAGCAACAGCTTGCGTGGGCCAATGACCAGTTTGGCAAGGGCCGCTCAGGCCTGCAAGGCTTGGACCAGTCCGAAGTGGGCCCAAATCTGCTGCCCCAAAACGTGCTTACCGCCATTGAAAAGGGCGAGCCTGTTTACGACATTGGCTACATGGGCAAGACACTTGGCGTGTTGTTTAAGCCAGAAAACATCAATGAGTATCTCGCCAGCCTGCCCGCGCGAGAGCTTGCCAACATCCGTTTTGAAGACGCGGTACGCGGCGGCCTGAAGCTGGGCGAAAACAAGTTCAAGCTTGAGACCATGGTCAGCAGGATTAAAGCTGGCAAGCCCGTGGCGGAAAACGTGTTTTCTGATGGCGTGAGCAAGCCCCTGCTGCAGTTTGGCGAGGGCTCGGGCCTGGACGGCTTTGCCTGGAAACGCATTGAAAAGCGCGAAGCAACAGTGCCGGAAGGCGCGTATGTCGGCCACTCCGTGGGCGGCTATGAGCTGGGTGGCGTAGGTTACTCTAAAGATAAAATGGACGGCTTTGGCACCGGCAAATGGCAGGTATATACTCTACGTGACAACCGTAATAGACCTGTCAACACAATCGAGGTGAAGATGCTGGACGAGACCACGCCTGTCGTGACACAAATCAAGGGCAACGGTCGTGCTTCGGGCAACACCGCACCTGAGAAATATGATGCCGCCGTCTTAAGATTCTTGCAAACTCACCTCAAGCCAGCAGCAATTGAAGAGTCGGACAGCTACCTGACCCCCTTGCTGCAGAATTACAAAACAGAGCTCGGAGCGTCCCCACGCACTCGATAAGGAACACACATGGCAATCGAAAAAGCACTGAACCGCATGCCCATGCTCGAGGTAGTCATCGGCGGCGGGGGCATTCCAGCGCCCCAGTCGGACATCGAGATCATCATCGAAGAGGACGGCGGCGCAACTATTGAGATGGGCGAGAAGGATGCCGAGGAGGTGGACTTCTACGCCAACCTGGCCGAGGTCATTGATTCAGACGAGTTGGCCACGATCGGCATCGAAGTGTCCTCTTTGTTCCAAGCGGACAAGGGTTCGCGGTCCGACTGGGAGCAGATGTACGCCAAGGGCCTTGATCTGCTGGGCTTTCGCATGGAAGAGCGCACCAAGCCTTTCCGTGGCGCGTCAGGCGCGACCCATCCAATGCTGACCGAGGCCATCATTCAGTTCCAGGCACAGGCCTTCAAAGAGCTCATGCCTGCCGGCGGACCTGTCCGCAGCCAAATCATGGGCAAGGAGACGGTGGAAAAGTTCCAGCAGGCCGGCCGCGTGCAGGACTTTATGAACTATCAGCTCACCACGGTGATGGAGGAGTACACGCCGGAGTTTGACCAGCAGCTTTTCTACACTGGTTACGGTGGTTCGACCTTCAAAAAGGTCTACTACGACTACCAACTGGAGCGCATGGTGTCCAAACTGTGCCTGGCAGACGACGTTTACATCCCCTACAACGGCTCAAGTGTCGTGTCCCAATGCCCACGGCTCACGCACCGCATTGCGATGGACTCCAACGAGTACAAAAAGCGCGCCTTGGCCGGTGAGTACCTCGATATTTTCTTGGACACTTACTCTACACCTGCTGATGCGAGTCAAATTCAAGAGGCGGTTGACAAAATCACCGGCATCCAGCCTACCGACGACATTGGAGAGGTGTTTTTGCTCGAGCAACTGGTTGATTTGGACATCCCAGGCTTTGAAGACAAGGACGAAGACGGCGAGGTGACCGGGATCAAGCGCCCATACGTCGTCACACTGGCCGAGGACACGCTTAAAGTGGTCGGAATTCGTCGAAACTGGAAAGAAGACGACAAAAAATGCCGTCGCCGCAACTATTTTGTGCATTACGTGCTTGTCGAAGGCCCAGGAGCCTATGGTCTGGGCTTTGTGCACCTCATTGGCGGTCTCAGCAAGGCCGCTACGAGCGCTTTGCGCCAGTTGACCGACGCCGGAACTCTGTCTAACCTGCCCGCAGGCTTCAAAGCCAAGGGCGCGCGGATCGCGGACGACTCTAACCCGATCCAACCGGGTGAATGGCGTGACATTGATGCTGGTGGCGCGGAACTTTCTGCTTCGCTCATGCCATTGCCGTACAAAGAGCCAAGCCAAGTGCTGTTCACGCTCATGGGGTTCTTGATTGACTCGGGCAAGCGCCTGTCCAGCACTGCCGACATGCAAGTTGGCGACGGCAACCAGTACGCGCAGGTTGGAACGACCTTGGCGCTACTGGAGCGCGGCTCTATGGTCATGTCCAGCATCCACAAGCGCCTGCACTATGCGCAGACGCTGGAGTTCAAACTCCTGTTTGAGGGCTTTGGCCAGTACATGCCTGACGAGTACCCCTACGACGTGCCTGGGGCCAGTCGCAAGATCAAGAAGAAGGACTTTGACACCATGGTGTCGGTGCAGCCCGTGGCTGACCCCAACATCTTCAGCTCCGCTCAGCGTATCCAGCTTGCGCAGATGCAGCTGCAGCTTGCACAGAGCGCCCCGAACATGCACAACATGTACGAGGCCTTCTACCGCATGTATGCAGCGCTGAACGTCCGTGACATTGATGGTGTGCTGTTGCCGCAGAACACCAATACGCCTCGCGACCCTGCGTCTGAGAACAGCGACGTGCTCAATGGCATGAAGCTCAAAGCCTTTGCCGGCCAGCAGCATGATGCCCACATGGCAGCGCACCTGATGATGGGCCTGTCACCTCTTTTGCAGGCCAACCCCTTGGCCGCGATTGAACTGCAAAAGCACATCCTGGATCACGTGCGCCTGCGCGCGGAAGAGGACGTCGAAGCCGACCTGTTCAAGGCCTATGGCACCGATCCCGATCGCATGGTGTCTGCCATCCAGAAGGAGGGCATGATTGCCCTGCGCATTGCAGCTGGAATCAAGGAGGTGCGGGACATGCAAGAGGCTTTCGCAGGTGGCGAAGGACCCGACCCGTTGGTCGTGCTCAAGGAAAAAGAGATTGCCCAGCGCGGCCAAGCCGACCAAGCGCGCATCAACATTGACCAACAGCGCTTGGCCATGGATCAGCAAAAGCAGCAAGAGACTTTGCAGCTCAACCGTCAGAAGTTGCAACTGCAGGAAGCCAAGCTCAACCAACCAGGAGGCCAGTATGGCGGTTAAAGAAATTCCACTCAAGCGCGTGAAGACCAAAGAACCAAAGGGCGTAAAGTACGGGATGCCCAAGACGCCCCCGGGCGTGCAGGGTCCGTCCATGATTGTCAAAAAGCGTGACGGCAACCGTCCAGTTAAGATATACTGAGTTGTGAGTAAGCGCTATCAGACGGGGCCTTGTACCGTCTGCTTTTCATGGAAATCACCATGCTTGAATTTGCAGAAGCAGTTCTGAAAGAAATCAGGAAACTCCAGGATCAATCCAAGCAGATTGTCCTGAACGGAACCATCACAGACATGGAGCGCTACCGCTTCATGATGGGTCGCCTTGAGGGTTTGAGAATGGTTGAAGACTCCGTGAAAGACTTGCTCAAAAAGGTCACAGACGATGTCGACGATTTTCTCAAGTGAAAGGAAGACCATGGAAACCGCAGCAGTACCTGAAATCAACATGACCGC